TACGAAGATTTGCCGGCACAGGTGGAGATCCCAATGATGTTATAGCATTTGTAGCACCAGCAGGAGTTGCAAAAGTATTTGACAAAGTCTTAAATGATAATTTTAATCTTAATGAAGATAAGTTATTGTTGCTTGTAAAATCTATACAAGGTCCAGATGATTTTGCAGAAGTAGACAAATATTATGAAGGTAATTTGAGAGAACATATCAGAGATAAAAATTGGACATTATTTGGTGATCCTATATTTGATGAATTAATCAAAAAGATAGGTATTGATCGAGAAAAACAAGAAGCTGTAGAAAATTTTGAAGAAGTGCAAGATAGAGTACAGAAAAAACTTGCCCTTATTAAAAAATACGGTGGTGGTGTTGAATCGGGAATTACTGGTATTGAAGATCAACTTGAAGAAGTTAAAGAGGCAATTGGTGACTTAGAAGAATTTATGGATGAATTTATAGAATTCACAAAAGATTATGTGAAGACAAAGGATAATAACAAAGACTACAAACTTGACGCAATAGAAAAATTAATATTAAGTATGTCAGTTTACTTTGATGAAAAGAAAGATTACCTAATGGCCCTTGAAGGATACGAAAAAGCAAGCGAGCAATATCAAAAGTTAAAAGATATCAGACTAGGATAAAATGTTCGAAGATTCGGTTAAAGACTGGATTATAAACTTCCTAAGCAAACAAAGTCCTGCATTCAATAATCTACCTCCTTGTCCTTTTGCAAAACAAGCACTCATAGATAATAAAATTGTATTCCACTATATTGAACCTATATATCATTTGACCATTGCTGAATATTTTAAAGCAGAGCTGGAAAACTACAGTTATCATTGGCCAAAAAATAAAGAAGTTGTTGTGTTGGGTTGTGTTCCAAACTTAATTACTAGTGATGAACTAAGCGACACAGTTGAATATTGTAATGAAAAATTTTTAGATGCAAGAGGTTATATTGCATTAGAAGATCATCCTAATGAAAAAGAAACTGTATTAGATGTGTGTGTAAATCAAGGTAAGTATGCACTGGTTTTGCTACAGGAAAAACTAAAATTAAGCAAAGCCCGACGAATATTAAAAAAACAAAATTATTATAAATATTGGACAGACGATTATTATTCACAAGTAATTACCTATGACAACACGGATTGATTTACAGAAAACAAAATATAAAATAATACCACACAAAATACTATCTAGCAAGAATTTTTTAGAATGTGAACAAATATACAAAGAATATGTAATATACAAAAAATTTGATGAGTTTTACCCAATATTTAGAGAAGATTGGGATCATGGAACTGTTTTTGGGTATTATCATAACAATAAGTTAGTAGCATGGAGTTCTTTTTACATTTATCCAAGTAAAAAAACTGTTCATGCAGATCAATTTGCATGGAATTATCATAATCCAAAGTTAAAATTAGGATACAAATCATTGCGTAGTGAATGTGCATATTTTAAATCAAAAGGTTTTGACTATCTTATTATAGGAGATATATATTCATATAAACAAGAATTGAAAGGTTTTGAAACAATAAAAATTGATTCGCCTGGTGCATTTGAGTCTTGACTATTATATTATAATAGTGTATACTAACACAACAATGAAGGAGATAATATGAGCGATAGAACATATGGGCCAGAAGAAAAAGCAAAATTAGAGCGTTTAGTAAAAGAAGGCGTGACTGTATTACAAGAAGTAGAGGATCTACAAGGTAGTTTAAAAGAAACAGTTAAAGCAGTAGCAGAAGAACTTGATATTAAACCTTCTCTCATAAACAAAGCAATAAAAATTGCACAAAAAGGTGACTGGGAACGTGTTGCCGAAGAATATGATGACTTAGAAACAATGGTCACAACCGTTGGTGCTGATAAAACATGAAACGGGTATATAGATCAAATAGACTAGGTAAAATAAAAAATTTTATTATAGAATCACACAGGCTTTCTCCAATAGCTTTTTACTGTGAAATGATAGAAACAGTATTATTACTTACTGCTTCTGCCATTTTAACTTTTACAGTATTAGATCCAGCAACAGAAATATTTATTCCTTTATATCTTGCTGGCAGTATATTGGGAGTTATAAGCACAGTCATACGCAAAGCATTTTTTGCAATAGTATTGTGTGCATGGTTTGTAATGATGAATTCTCTTGCTTTAATACAACTCTTTGTGCTATAATAAACAAAAGGAAAATAAATGCCATACGTAGATGCTTTTTTTGATAGAGATGCAGACATTATTAGAGCTGTTGAACGGCGTGACGGAAAACGTTACTATCAAGAATATCAAGCAAAATATACATTTTATTATGAAGATGCTAAAGGAAAACACAAAAGCATTTATGGCGATCCTCTTACACGTATTGTTTGTAAAAATACAAAGGATTTTAGAAAAGAACTTGCTATAAACAAAGGCAAGAAAATGTTTGAAAGTGATGTAAATCCAATCTTTCAATGTTTAAGCGAACATTATCTTAATCAAGATGCACCAAAAATGAATGTTGCTTTTTTTGATATTGAAACTGATTTTGATCCGGAGCGTGGCTTTGCTGATCCTAGTGATCCTTTTATGCCAATTACTGCTATTACTGTGCATTTACAATGGTTAGATGCATTAATAACATTTGCTATGCCGCCAAAGACACTTACTATGGAACAAGCACAAGCAGAATGTGCAGATTTTGATAATACATATTTGTATGAAAAAGAAGGTGATATGCTACAAGCATTTCTTGATGTTTTAGAAGATGCAGATATTATAAGTGGATGGAACAGTGAAGGTTATGATATTCCGTACACTGTAAATCGTGTTTCACGGGTATTAAGCAAAGATGACACAAGACGTTTTTGTTTGTGGAAACAACTTCCTAAAAGACGTGAGTTTGAAAAGTATGGCAAAACTGCTGAAACATTTGATACTATTGGTCGTGTGCATATGGACTATCTTGAACTATATCGAAAGTATACATATGAAGAACGACATACATACAGATTAGATGCTATTGGTGAAATGGAAGTTGGTGAAAACAAGACTGTGTATGAAGGCACACTTGATCAACTTTACAACAACGACTTTAAAAAGTTTATTGAATACAATAGACAAGACGTTGCATTACTTGATAAACTAGATAAGAAACTACGTTTTATTGATCTTGCAAATGAAATTGCACACGACAATACTGTACTACTGCAAACAACAATGGGTGCAGTAGCAGTTACAGAGCAGGCAATAATTAATGAGGCACATAATAGAGGTATGATTGCTCCAAATAGAAAAGAGCATGAAGGTGGTACAGCCGCGGCAGGTGCCTATGTTGCATATCCAAAAAAAGGTGTGCATGAATGGATAGGCTCAATGGATTTGAATAGTTTGTATCCAAGTGTGATTCGTGCAATGAATATGGCTCCAGAAACAATCGTAGGACAGTTGCGTCCTGATATGACAGATGAAATGTTGCACAATGCCACAACATTAGAAAAGAAATCATTTGCGGCCGCTTGGGAAGGTCGATTTGGTAGTTTAGAATATGAAGCAGTAATGGAGCAACGAAAAGATGTTAGTGTAACATTAGATTTAGAAGATGGCACCAGTCATGTACTAAGTGGTGCAGAAATATACAAACTTATTTTTGATAATAATCAACCATGGATGCTAAGTGCAAATGGTACTATTTTTACTTGGGAAAAAGAAGGTGTTGTCCCAGGTTTACTAAAGCGTTGGTATGCAGAACGTAAAGATCTACAAAAAATGTTAAAGAAAGCAAAAGATGCAGAAAATGAAGCTGAGATTGTTTTTTGGGATAAAAGACAGCTTGTTAAAAAAATTAACTTGAACAGTTTGTATGGTGCTATTCTTAATCCGGGTTGTAGATTTTTTGATAAACGTATAGGACAAAGTACAACACTAACTGGTAGGCAAATTGCAAAGCATATGAGTGCTGAAGTAAACAAAATTGTAACTGGCGAATATGATCATGTTGGTAAAGCAATAATTTATGGCGATACTGATAGTGTGTATTTTAGTGCATATCCTATATTAAAACCAGAAGTAGAAGCAGGTACTATACCTTGGGGTAAAGACAATGTTATTACCCTATATGATCAAATATGTGAACAAGCAAATACAACATTTCCTGACTTTATGAATAAAGCATTTCATTGTCCAAAACAACGTAGCGATGTTATCGCGGCAGGTAGAGAAGTAGTTGCAGACACAGGCTTATATATTACAAAAAAACGTTATGCAGTTCGCGTATACGATTTAGAAGGCTTTAGAACAGATAGTGATGGCAAATTAGGCAAAGTAAAGGCAATGGGTTTAGACTTGAAGCGTTCTGATACTCCTGTATTCATGCAAGATTTTTTAAAAAAACTTCTTGATATGGTATTACAGTTGAAGCCAGAACAAGAACTATTAGAAAGTATTAGTGCATTTAGACGTGAATTTAAAGAACGTCCTGGTTTTGAAAAAGGTTCCCCAAAACGTGCAAACAAAATTGGACATTATCAAAGACTAGAAGAAAAACAAGGCAAAGCAAATATGCCAGGTCATGTGAGAGCAAGTATTAATTGGAACACACTAAAACGTATGAACGGCGACAAATATTCACAAGAAATTGTAGATGGCATGAAAGTGATTGTTTGTAAACTAAAACAAAATCCATTAGGATATACCAGTGTTGCATATCCTACAGATGAATTACGTTTGCCAGACTGGTTTAAAGAATTGCCATTTGATGGCGATGCAATGGAAGAAGTTATTATTGATAATAAACTTGATAACTTAATTGGTGTGCTAAAATATGATCTAGAAAGCACAAAACAAAGTACAACATTTAACAGCTTATTTGAATGGAATTGATATGAAAGTAGGATTTACCTGTTCAACATTTGATTTGCTACACGCAGGTCATATACAAATGCTTAGAGAAGCAAAAGAACAATGTGATTATCTAATTTGCGGATTACAAATGGACCCATCAAATGATAGACCTGAAAAAAATCCACCTGTACAAACTATTGTTGAAAGATATACGCAATTAAAAGGTGTAAAATATGTTGACGAAATTATTCCATATGGCACAGAAAAAGATCTAGAAGATATACTCGAAATGTATCATATTGACGTGCGTATATTAGGTGAAGAATATAGAGATAAAGAATTTACAGGTAAAGATATTTGTCGTAAACGTGATATTGATTTACACTTTAACAAACGAGATCATAGATTTAGTTCTAGTGATTTAAGAAAAAGAGTATGTGAAAATGAATAATTTTATTTTTGATGTTGATGGCACTCTTACACCAAGCCGTGGTAAAATAGACTTAGAGTTTGGCAAATGGTTTTTAGAGTTTTGTAATAACAATCCTGTATATCTTGTAACAGGCAGTGACAAACCTAAAACAGTAGAACAAGTAGGCGAACAAATTTATAATGCCGCTATTAGAGTTTATAACTGTAGCGGAAATGATACATATAGAGGCATAACAAACATATTCCAAAGCACTTGGACATTACCAAAAGAAGCAAGAGAATTTTTAACACAACACTTAAAAGAAAGTAAATTTCCACTACGCACAGGAACACATATTGAAGAACGTACTGGAATGGTTAATTATAGTGTTGTCGGTCGTGGTGCAACTATAGGTGAAAGAAAACTATATGTTAAATGGGATACTGATCACAATGAAAGAAATGACATTGCAAAAGAGTTTAAAAAGCAATTTCCTGGAATTGATGCAGTTGTAGGTGGTGATACAGGTATTGACATATACCCAATTGGTAACGATAAAAGTCAAATACTTCGTGATTTTGATATAGAAAATGACTTTATTTATTTCTTTGGTGATAAAATGGACTATGGCGGCAACGACTGGCCTCTCAAAATGAAATTTGTAACAGAAAAATGGTCAGGTAACACTATAGCAGTAGAAGATTGGCAGGACACATTTAGTCGTCTTAAAGATATCGAAAGGAACCATCACTAGTGAAAATAGGAATCGCAGGTTTTGGGTATGTTGGTCAAGCACACTACAAAGCTCTAAAGGATTACTATACTGTTTTAGTCAATGATCCAGCAAAAGAAAAATATGATGATTTGCGTCTGTGTGATGCAATAATTATTTGTGTAGCAACACCTCAAGCTAATGATGGTAGTTGTGATATGAAAAATGTATATGATGTACTTAATGATACCAAAGATGTGCCAATACTAATAAAAAGCACTATAAGTATAGAAGGATGGGAATACATAAAAAGTTTATGGCAAAATGTAAGTTTTTCACCTGAGTTTTTAAGAGCAGATTCAGCGTTAGATGATTTTAGAAAAAACAGAACTATTCTTATAGGAGGTGATAGTGTAGGTTTTTGGCAAGACATATTTTTAAATGCAATGGGGAATATCAATATTTTTTCTGCAGATCCAAAAGAATTAATATTTGTAAAGTATTTTAGGAATAGTTTCCTCGCAACAAAGGTTGCATTTTTCAACGAGATATATGATTTATGTCAAGCTTCTAATATTAATTATGAAACTGTAAGAGAACTAATTAGCATAGACGAACGTATAGGATCAAGTCACACTTATATTTCAGAAGAAAGAGGATATGGTGGACATTGTTTTCCTAAGGATATAAATGCTATATTAAAAACAGCAAATAATTTAGATAATGATCTAAATATACTAACAACAGTAAAAAAATACAACAACAAAATAAGAAAAAACCTTGACAAACAATAACTTAGGCAGTATAATAGAACAATAGGAGATTAATATGCAAGATATACTACAAGACATTGTAAGCCATACACACAGACTTGGCTTTATTACAACACTAAAAATAACAGCAGAAGCCGACACAATGATTGAAAGTATGGCAGATGACCGTAGTGTGATTATGACTGCTACTACGCATTCACCAGTAGGTGATTTTAATGGCACTTTTGGTATGCCAGATTTAGGAAAACTTGCTTATCACCTAAGTAATCCTGAATATAAAGAAAATGCTGATATTAAGGTTGTACAAGAAGATAGAAATGGCGAAACTATTCCGACACATATACACTTTGAAAATAAAAGCGGCGACTTTCAAAACGATTATCGATTTATGAATAAAGCAATAATTGAAGAAAAATTAAAAAGCGTAAAGTTCAAAGTTAATACATATGATGTCGAACTACAACCAAGCATTGCATCAATTGGTAGGATGAAACTAATGGCAGGTGCTCATGCTGAAGAAACTGTTTTTCAAGTTAAAACAGAAAATAACAATCTAAATTTTTATTTTGGTGATACAGTAACACACGCAGGTAATTTTACATTCCAAAATGATATCGAAGGTGAATTAAAACATACATGGGCTTGGCCAGTAGCACAAACACTTTCTATTTTAAATTTAGATGGTGATAAAAAAATGTCTATTACAGACCAAGGTGCAATGATGATTAGTGTAGATAGCGGAATGGCAAAATATGATTATATTTTACCTGCACAACAGAAGTAATGCTAGAACATCTTAGAAAATACATAGGACTATATCTAACGGCATTGTTGTTGCCTTTTATGTTTGGATATGGAGTAAGCGAAGAACATCCAATATGGGTTTGGTGGATAGCATTTGGATTAGTAATATTAAAAACTCCTCCTTATAGTATCAGTGACCGTTTTTGGGGAGCATACGGAAGATTATTAGATTGGGTACTTAAACCTTTGGCAAAGGCCGCACCTAAATGGCCTTGGTGGATAAGAGCATTAATAATATTAGGTTTATTATACTTTATAGAAGAAATCTTGTTAGCATCAATAGGTTATACTATGTTACCATGGCGTATGGACTTTAGTTAATATGAATAATGACTTAACTACAGAACAAAAAGACTATGCTGTATTTTTACCAAGTATAAGTGGATTCTATGCAACATTTATAGGCAAGCAAAGGTATGGAGAATATGTTGATCCAAATCGAGTTCCTGCTGGATTGCATACTGTAGAAGGGTTAAATTTTTTAAATCCAAAAGATGGTGCATTTCAATATAAATGGGCTTTATATAGTGCAGGTCATGCAGATTTAGATATAAACAAACACGTTGAAAAAGAAGATATGATAAGAAAACGTGATCGTAATACTTCGTGGTTGTTAGGTGATTCAGGAGGCTTCCAAATTGCTAAAGGTCTTTGGGAAGGTGATTGGAAAAATCCTGGTTGTCCAAAAGCACAGAAAAAAAGAGAACTTGTAGTAAATTGGATGGAAGAATATATGGATTATGGAATGATGCTGGATATTCCAACTTGGACATTCCAAGATCCTAAAGCGGCAAAAGCAAGCGGTATTTACAGTTATCAAGATGCGGTAGATGCAACACATATTAACGCTGACTATTATATGAAGAATAGACGTGGAAATTTTAAAGTCTTAAATGTTTTGCAAGGTACAAATCACAAAGATGCAGATAGCTGGTATGAAGAATTTAAAGTATATTGTGATCCAAAAAAATACCCAGATACACATTTTAATGGATGGGCAATGGGTGGACAAAATATGTGTGATGTTCATCTTATATTACATAGGTTAGTAAATCAAATACATGACGGCTTACTTGAAGAAGGTCTACATGATGTAATGCATTTTCTCGGTACAAGTAAATTAGAATGGGCAGTTTTGCTAACAGATATACAAAGAGCAGTGCGTAAATATCATAATCCTAATTTTATGATTACATATGATTGTGCTTCACCTTTTCTTGCAACTGCAAATGGGCAAGTTTATCACACTATACGTATTGAGGATAGAGGTAAATGGAGCTATATGATGGGTCCAAGTGCTGATGATAAAAGATATTCTGCTGATACGAGATTGTTTAGCAATGGTGTTGTTAATGATGAAGTTTTTGAAGCATTTGAAGATTCTCCTATAAGTAAACATTGTACTATGAAAGACATTTGCATTTACAAACCAGGTGATTTGAATAAAGTTGGTAAAGAAGGTAAAACAAGTTGGGATAGTTTTAGTTATGCTTTACAAATGGGACACAATGTTTGGATGCACATAGAAAGTACACAAAGAGCCAATAGAGAATATGATAATGGTAAATATCCATATATGCTTATAGACGAGAGATTTGACAGAGTAGAATTTAAACAAGTAGTAGACGAAATTTTTAGTTTAAAAGACAGACAAAAAAGTCTAAAACTAATACAAGATTATTCAAACTTTTGGATGCAAGTTATAGGCACAAGGCTAAATGTAGGCAAAAAAACAGTAAACGCAAGCACAAAATTTTCAGAATTATTTGAGGAGAAATAATATGGATGATACGGATAAACTACTTGATAGATTAGAAGAACTCCGTACAAAGCACAAAGAGCTTGACAAACATATAAAAAAATTATATAATACTTCTATAACAGAAGAACTACGTAAGCTCAAAACTGAAAAACTATGGTTAAAAGACGAAATATATAGAATAGAACGACAACTAATAAGCGAAGGCGTGTATGTCAATGGATATCACGGAAAAAACACTTAGATTACAAGCATTAGAATTATCGCTTGAAGATCTTGATAAAATTATCGAAAATATGCAAAATAAAAACTATCCCAGCGAACAAATAAATGAATATATAAAAAAACGTTGGGATACTTGGAATGAAATCTACAAAGTAAAACAAGCATAGGCAATTTATGAAACGTGATTATGATAATGGTATTAATGAAGATGTAAATTTTTTTATTGGTACAGAAGTTGAACATACTGCAATGTTTGGCAAAAAAACACTATTTGTAGTTGGACTACAAAACTACGAAGATATTATAACTTATGCAACAAATGGAATAAAACATATTTACATTGGTGCAAATATGAGTTTCACTCCTGACAATGCATATGATGAAATGATTTTTCCACTTTTAAAAGAAGGATATTGGGTCACACTGGATTTTGACATTAAAGATGTTGAATGGGTATTAGAGGCAGGATATACAGAATACAATAGATTTATTCCTATGATTAGTGCAAAACTACCATATATTAGTCAGCTAGGTTATAATGCTTGTTTGAAGTTGGATGATAAAGATTTTGATGCTACAAATCCAGGTGTATGGGTGCATCAAATGCACGACCTAAAAGAGAAGGCTGTGTTTACTGATTGGTCTAAATATACCAGAGACGAGATAATTGGTTGACAAAATGGACGGAGAACGTTATTATGAGTATATGCTCAGAAGATATAGAGAGGAAAACAATAAAATGACAAAAGCATTGGAAAATGCAAAACGTAGTATTTGGGTAACATTTCAAAAAGAAGGTATACATAAGTATCCAGCGGCATTAGAAGATCCTAAACTTGCAACAGGTGATGAATATGATGTAAGTTTTTTAGGATATCCACATCGTCATACATTTTATTTTAAAGTACAAATACAAGTGACTCACAACGATAGAGATATTGAATTTATTCAATTCAAACGTTGGTTAGAAAATCTTTACAAAGATGATGTATTACAATTAGATTATAAATCTTGTGAAATGATTGCAGACGATTTATATCAACATATAAATTTGAAATATCCAAATAGATTTGTTGTTATTGATGTAAGTGAAGACAACGAGAACGGATGTCAAATTGTCTATCCATAGTAAAAAGGAATATTCGGAGATGAGTATAAAAAATCCGGTAGTAAATAAAATTTTTAACGATCTTGAAGAGCTACATAACTTTTGCAGAACTGAAGGTTATCCATTTAACGAAGCAGACTTGTATAAGTCAGATGCTAGGGTTTGGCAAGCTTTCCAAAAGTATAAAAATTGGATACGTGCCAAAAACCGCAACAGAGGAAGGCGATAATGAGAAAACTGTTTTATATGGGCTTAGAGCCTTATGAAGGCAGATATACATTACAATTAGAAGAATGGTCTCGCAGAACTTTTCAAAGGCGTAATATTGACTGGTTAAGTGTCCCAGGCACAACAATAGATAATACAAAGTCTATACAAGTTGGACAGGTATTAGATGCACACGGAAGAAGTTATTTTTCTATGTCGCAAATGATGAATCTCGTACAAATGATGCGTAATGGTGAAGTAACAGGAGAAGATGTTATCTTCTTTGAAGATATGTTTCAACCTGGTATGGAGTCATTGCCGTATATTATGGATCAAATACCAGCAGAGGATAGACCAAAAGTATGGATTCGTTGTTTAGCACAGGCAGTTGATCCAGATGATTTTGTACACGTTTGGGGTATGAGCAAGTGGATGAGCTTGTATGAAGAAATGTGCAATGAGTTTGTTACAGGCGTGTTAGCAAGTAATGAAGAAATGGTTGCACATATGAAAATTGCAAATTGGAAAGCACCAATCTATAACATAAGTGGACTAGCTTTTGATAAACTCGAAGTTCAGCTAAGAGTAGGTGAAATAAAACCTTGGGAAGAACGTGATAATAGAATAGTTTTTGCCGCTAGATTTGATCAAGAAAAGCAACCAGACTTTTTTATGGATCTTGCAGAAAAGCATGAATTTGTAGATGGCATGAAATTTGCTATTGTACAAGGTGGACCGCTAAGAAGTAATAATCCAAAATATGTTGAACGTGCAAGAGAACTTGCAGACAGAGGTGTTATCGAAATATTTGAAAATCAAAAGAAAAATGATTATTACAATATTTTAAATAGCAGTAAAGTATTATTTAATTGTGCATTACAAGATTGGACAAGTAATACTGTAAGTGAAGCAGATGCTTTGGGTTGTAATGTATTATTTCCTGCATATAGAAGTTTTCCAGAAATATTTGCAAACTGTCATGAACGTATGTATATTCCTTGGAGCATTACTGATGCTTTTAATAAATTAGGACACTTGGTCCAAACTCCACATAGAGATATTGGTAAAATAAGTGATTGGACTAGTGCAACTATTGATCGGTATATTGATATTATGCAAGGCAATGGTGAACAATGGCGTAGAGATACAAATCGATACAGAGATTATGTAGCGGAGACAAAATATTGAAAGTATTAGTCACAGGTTGTAACGGTTATATTGGCAGTCATGTAGTTAAATTACTTGCTGAAAAAGGACATACAGTTACAGGCTGGGATATTAATATTCACGGCGAACATAATAATGTAGAACATTTTATGCATCAACATGAAAATATTGACGTAACTAATATTTTGCCTAGAAAAAGTTATGATGCAGTAATCCATTTAGCCGGTAAAGCGGTAGTTCCAGAAAGTATTAAACAACCTACAGAATACTATCGTGTAAATGTAATGGGCACCGCAAATATGATTGAAAATATAGATACAGATCATTTTTTATTTGCAAGTACAAGTAGTGCTTGGGAAATGGCATCTCCATATGCTAGAAGCAAAGTAGGTGCAGAAGATGTAATAAAGGAGAAAGCAAATGGTTATACCATATTTAGATTCTTCAACGTTAGTGGTACTGACGGAGTTAACCGTCAGTTGGGTGATGCTACTCATCTTATCCGTGTTGCTTCTCTTGCTTCTGTTGGCAGATTACCAGAAATAAAAGTTTATGGAACAGATTATGATACAAGAGATGGAACTTGTATACGTGATTACATACACGTGGTTGATTTAGCAAACGCAATAATAAAAGCAGTAGAAACAGGTCCACAAAATACTCCTTATGAATGTTTAGGCAGTAATACAGGATTTTCTGTCATAGAAGTGTTAGATACTATGCAAAAGGTGACAGGTAAAAAATTAAAAATTGTTGAAGCTCCTAGAAGAGAAGGAGATGCAGTAATAAGTATAGTAGATGAACTATCTAATTTTGTTACTTTAACAAAATCTATTGAAGATATGTGTTTAGATCAATATAATTTAGAAAGGAGTAAAAATGCATTCTAGTGAATTAAAAGAACAAGATAATATCTATTGGATGGTATTACGTGGAATTGAATATTTAGACGAAGGAGAATTTTTAGAAGGAATTATGTGGTTTGAAGATACTGCAAAACACGTTCTAAATGATATCGACGAATGGCCTGAGCGTCCTGAAATGCTTGATGATTGTAGAGAAATTCAAGAAATGATCCAAAATGAAGATTGGCCAGGCGTTTTGGAAAATATGGAAAAACTACGAGGACATATGGAAGCATTAGGGTATATATAATGAGCAAGTCAATGGCGCCAGATGAAAGTGGGTATGGTTATTATGAAAGCGATAATGGAACTATAACTATTACCACACAAGATACACAAGATTATACTTTCCATAAAAATACATATAGTATTGACGATACTGTTACTGTATCCTTAGATACCGATAATACATTTTCTATTTCTGATAAGTATGATCCAATGTATGATATAAATATTAATTCATTACCAAAAGAAGAATTTGTAGATGAATTACCCGATATTAAAAAAATTAATGAAATGTGTAAAGATTATCCTGCACTTGATAAAGTTTATGAACAATTTAAAACAATATATCATATGGTACACCAAGATTATGCAGGAAAGAAAAAAATTAAAGGTTAATTATGCATCACACTGTTGAAGATTTAATTAGGCGTATTAATGTTATGCACGAGAAAGCAATATTACTCCACAGAACTAGAAATCAATATAGTAAAGCATCTGGTAAAGCTTATGATATTTTAGCTTGTAAAAACTTAATTAATGATATACAAGCATTAGCACTTAGTATAGCTTATGATAAAGGTGACCCAGACGAAATAAAAACAGAAATGGAATATAATGATTAAAAAACATTATTATAGTTGGCAAGACATTGAAAATATGTGTGTTAACATTGTAAAACAGATGTATAAAGATAACTTTTATCCTGACTATATATTAGGACTTACTAGAGGTGGTAATATTCCTGCGTCAATAATTAGTAATATGATGGATATTTCTTGTGAAGCAATGAAAGTCAGTTTTAGGAATGATGATAGGGTAGACACAAACTTTTGGTTAAGCCGATATGCAACAGATAATAATATCCTTATTGTAGATGATATTAATGATACTGGTGCAACATTTAATTGGATTTGGAACGATTGGGATTTAAAAAATCGCAAACATAAAGTTAAATTTTCTGCGTTAACAGAAAATTCTGCTAGTGATTTTGGTAATGTTGATTATCATGTACACGAAGTAAACAAAGCCGAGGAAGATATTTGGTTAGTTTATCCTTGGGAAAAAGTAGGAGATTATGAATGATTATTTTTGCTATTGGTTATGCAATAATGTTTTTTAATGAAGGGTTTGTAATCATGCGTCATGTAAGCCCTTGGTTTGCAAATAAACGTAAATTATTACATATGAGATTTGGACAAAAAAAGGTAAAACGTATACATGGAATAACCGATTGGACTTGGATAATTTTGATAGCATTAGGCATTTATTTAGATTTCGAAAACTGGAAAATATATGCTACACTTGTGTTTGCATATTGGAGTGCAGTTGCAGTAATGATATATCTACCAATGCTAATTAGAAAATTACTCAAAAAAGAGACAGGATATGTAAAATGAGCAAACTAAAAGAACTTACATGGGAAAACCATCAAAAAGCTGAAAGAAAAGCAGTAGCTAGAAAACTTATAAAAGGAATGCCACCTCATGAATACCATACATTCCTTTATAATCAATATGTTCAATATGCGGCTTTGGAAAGCGTTGCCAGAACAGCAGGTGTACTTGATGGTATTGAGGATATATGTAGAGCTCCTGGTTTCCGTGCAGACATGGAAGAACTAGAAGACGAACACGGAA